CAAGCTGCGTGATCGCGGGCATCAGCGCATTGCCGATATTGATCTGCAACTCGGTCAGAACGTTCTGGAACCGCTGCATATTGGCCTGGAACGTGTTGTTGCGGGCTGCAAACTCCGCAAAGGCGGACCCCGCATAGGTCGCGCGATCCCCCACCATGCCGAGCGTGTCCTCGACAAGGCCAAGGTTGGTCAACAGCGGTCCGAGCGCGCGCGCCTCATTGCCAAAGAGCTGCGACGAGATCGCCGCGCGCTGTTCGGCGGGCAACTGGCCGATACGTCGAAGCACGTCGATTGTGGTCTCGACCGCGTTTTCCTGCATGGAGCGGGCGGTTTCTTCTGCGTCGAGCCCGAGGGCTGCAAAGGCCCGGCTCTGGCCTGCCGTGGCTGCCTCGCCCTTTGTGAGTGCCGCCCCCATGTTTCGGAATGACGTCGCAGCAACCTCGCTGGTCGAGCCTGCTGCCAGCATCGCGGAGGCGAAGGCGGATGTTTGCTCTGCGGTGAAGCCGAACATGGTCGCCTGCGCGCCCACCCGCTGGACCACGTCCAGAATGTCCGCGGCGCTCGAGGCCTGGCTGTTGGAAAGGTGGTTCATCGCATCAGCCAGCGACACCGTCTCGTCGATGGTGAGCCCGAGCGCTGTCATCAGGTTGGCCATCGAGCCACCGGCCTGCTCGGCGCTGATATCAAACGCCACCCCAATCCGGGCAGCAGCATCCGTGAACCGGATCAGGTCCTGACCAGCGATCCCGGCCTGACCTGCTGCGGCGGCAATGTCGGCAAGGCCCGTCACCGCAATGGGAATGTCGCGCGACAGCGCGAAGAGGTCCTGTTGGAATTGCTGGAAAGCGTCTGGTGTCGGAAAGTCCACCACCTTGGCCACATCGGCCATGGCGCTTTCAAAATCAGCCGCTGCCTGGATCGGCGCGCCAATCGCACCGCGCAGGGCATAAAAGCTGGCCACCGCATCCACCAGCCCACCACGCGCGTCAGCAAGCGCACGGTTGTTGCGCGTGATGGCCGCATTCAGGCGGTCCCCGAAGGTGATGGGCTGGCCATTGGTCTCGCGGACCGTGTTCGAGATGCCCGCCAGCGCATTGGCCGCACGACGCGCCGGGCTGGTCACCCGGTCCAGCAGTTCGATGACCAGTTGGGATGTAAGCTGTGTCATCTGGTCACCTCATCTTCGCAGCACGCGCGGGACAGCCTCCACGGCGTCGCGTCACCTCATCTTCGCCGCCCGCGCAAGACGCCGGGCCTCGGCGTGCCACAGCACCACCTCGGACCAGCCCATTTCCTCAAAGGCCGTGAGCGGCGTGTTCAGCCAGTGGGCGACCTCAGCTACGACCGATCGCCAGGCGGCGAAGCCGTGCCCTTGGGGAAAAAATCCGCAATCACCTCCGACAGCGCGGTGAAGTCGTCGGTGTCGAGGTCCTCGATCATCTCGACCGGATAGCCCGTTAGCGCCGAGGCCATGACAATGCCCTGGTCCAGGCGATCTGTGATGCCGTCCAGCGCCGCGTTCATACGCTTGAGGTCTTTCACCTTGGGCTTGGCAATGCGGATTTCGGTAATCTCGCGGCCCTCGAAGGTCACGTGCACCGATAAAGGGACTGTTTTCATTGTTGCGTCAGACATGGGTCACCTCAAAAACCGTTGGGGATGCGCAGGATGCCGCGCTCATCCGCGCTTTCCGACACGCCGTTGACACGCCAATCGGTTGTGAAAAAGTCCCAGTAGTAGACTTCCTTGCCCTCGAAATAGAGCTCGTAGTGCATGATTTCGCCAATCGCGTAATCGAAGCTCTGCAGATCGCCGCGCTTGAACGACTCTGCATTGGCCGTGCCAAGACGACCCTCAAAAACCGCCTTGGCCTCAATGGCCACGCCGTTGCGCTTGTCGCGCACAGAGCCGTAGGCGGTGAACTTCTTGCGCGCCCGAGCGCCCAGACCAAACTGCGCCAGAACCTGTGGGTCCCAGCCCGCCAGCTTGAAGTTGGCCTCGAGCTTTTCGATGCCAAGCGCAACTTCGACCTGCACGCGCGAGCCGCCGGGATGATGGTCCTGAAACATCTCCTGCAGGTTGGGCAGCTGCAACTCGGTCAGCGTGAGGTGCTTGGAGGCCGACGGGTCCTCGTCGCCGCAAAAAAGGTTTGCAGCCTCCATGACGTAAATGTTGCTCATCAGAGCGTCTCCTTTTGTTCAGTAATTAGCCGGTGATCGTGCCGACCTGCGCCAGCAGATCATCAAGCAGCGCATCAAGCGCCGGGCGGTACCGCGCGGACTGAATGCCGAGATAGCGCAGCACCGGTGCCTCCTCGGCGGCAAAGCTGACCGTGAAGCGGCCCTGACGCAGTTCCTCAGGCGTGTTCTGATCGCGCGTGAACTTCATCTCGAAGCCAAGGATATCGCCATCGGCCTTGAGATTGCGCAGGCCGGTTTCCATCGTGTTCAGGATCGCCTGGATGGTCTGGCCCGTGATGTTGAACCGCCCAAGATAGAACCGCAGGGTGCGCAGCAGCATAAGGTGGATGAAGTCACGCCCGCGGGTGACGTTATAAAAGCGCCAGAGATCGTCCTCGCCTGCGTTGTCGGTGCCCACGAAGATGAAGCCACCCTGACCGATCGCACTTTCCACGCCCATTTCACCGCGCAGGAGCACACCGATATTGGCCGACAGCAAGCGCTGGCCTTCAGTCGCGCCATCCGTGAGCGAGAAGTTGATGGGACGTGAGGGACCAACAATGCCCTGCACCGGCTGGTTGGCCCAGCTGTGGAACGGTCGGCCCTGCTTTTCGTGGTCGCGGCGCACGCCGATGCCAATGATGGCCGGCGAAAGCGGCTGCACGACGGAAACGCCACCGGCAAACACTTTCACTGCAGGGTCGACCGGGATCAGGCGCTGCGAGGCAATCGTCTCTCGCCAATCGATGGCGTCCTGCTCAGTGGTGGCGGGGCCATCGACAACCGCATGCGCCAGAAGTTTTTCGCAGATCGCGGGCAGCGCTGCACAGACCGGGTTGGCCTCACCGACACCGCGTTGACTGGTATAGCCCGGAGCGCAAATCAGGCGTGGGATGATACCAAGCTCTGGACCCGCGGCGATGAACGCCTGCAGGCCGGTCGCGACGCCGTCGCCGACGATATTGGCGATGGTCGCGTCCGCATCGGCACCGTCTTCAACGCGCACAACCACGACCTTGGCTGCCACCTGGAACTCACCAAGCTGCGCGTTGATCAGTGTGACCGCGTCGCGCAGCGTGCCAGTTGCCCCGAGCGCTGTCAGCTTGGTGGCATCGTCAGAATAGAGGAACACTGGCGTATCGGCCGGGAACACCGATGCATCCGCATCGGGCGCCGTGCCGATCAGGCCCACAACGGACATATCGCTCCAGACGGGCGGGCGCGGCTCAGTATCGATCCGCGTGATCGAAATCCCGAAGGTCGGGTCAGACATGAGAAGGTCTCCTTGAATAGATGAACACCCACGCGACCGTCAGGCGCGCGTGAAGGTATATTGGATGCTTGGGATCGGCGGTTGGCCGAGGTTCAGAACGACAGCGTCGGTGTCGTGATATCGAGGTCGGTTTTCGTGTCGGGCTGGATCTGGATCTCGAGGATCAACGCTGGTCCCGCAGAGGCTGTGGGCTCCCCAAAGACCCGGATCGCGCGGACAAAGCCACCGGCACCATCTTCGACAACCTCACCCACTTGCACATCGCGCACATCGGTGATGCCCAGCTTTGTGCTGATCTGTGTCAGGGCAGATCGCATGGTGACTGCCTGCATCAATACGTTCCGCCATCAACCAGATCGATCCGGCTTTGCAGCGCCGTCAGCGTTGATTGCAGGTTGGAGACCTGAGCAATCGTATGGCCATGAGTGCTGGCCGCTTTGCTTGCGAGCTGCGCCGTAAGGTTCGGAATGTCCCCGATCCCAAGCGCCACTTCCCCGGCTTGGCCATTCACGGACGACACCGGTCCATTGGCCAGAACGCTTTCAGCAATATCCGCCGCGGCGGCCGCATCCTGTGCCGCCTGCTGGGCCAGGGCCAGAGCGCTTGAAACTGCAGCGGCCGTCTCGATCACGGAAGCTGCAAGGCCCGCGCTGGCAGAAATCACCCAATCGCCGTGCACGGCCGCACCGATATCGCCATTAACGGCCACCACTTCGCCCGCCAGCCCGCCATTGGCGCGGGCGTAGCTATCGACCCGGAACACCGCCCAGGCGTTCAGGCTGTTATCGACATCGCGCGTCAGCACGACATAGGGCGTGGGCGCGAAGAGCGCCCGCGCAGGCGTGTCGTCGATCTCGAAGGTGGTCTGCAGGCCCACCGACACAGTAAGCGGCGTCGAGGATGTCGCCACGAGAAACCCGTTCTCGGCGGCCGCCGTGGCGGTGGCGAGTGCAGGACCCAAGACCTCATTTACACGGCTTAGCCCCAGCGTCACCAGATTGTCGGTGGCACCACGAATGCGCGCCAGCTGCGCATCGAGATCGCCGAGGCTTTCGGCTATCAAGCGATACCGGCGATTGAAGAAATCCCGATCAAGGTCCTGATTGTCCCGCACCCGCAGATCTTCAAACCTCAGCATGGCGTCACCCTTTCTTCAGCGGCTCAGATGTGGCGATCGCCTCCGGATGGTCTGCTTGCAGGCCGTCGAAGATGGCAGCCGTCACCGTATAGCGCGCGCCCGGCCGGAAACGGGCCCCGGCGAATTCAAGGGGACGATTGACCGTCACCCGATAGTGGGTTGGTTTGGATGCCATTTGGGTTGTCTCCTCAATCAGATCAGGTCTGGGCGTATTCGATCAACTCGCTGACCAGAAACGGCACCGCCGCGCTGACCGTCGAGCCTAAAATCTTGACGGCGTAGGTGCTGACCGAGGTCACATTGAAGACCGAGGTCCGCCGCACTGTGCCATCGGCCAGCACCACATCCTCAACCACATCGGCCGCCTCCACGCCGTCCAGCGCGGCTCCAGTCATGAGCGTCACGGTACAATCGTGGTTCACCTCTTCGAAATGCTGAAGATCCGTGACCACCTTGACGCTGGTTGTGGCCGAGCCGAGCGTGCGCGCTTCCGACACCCAGGTGAACGCCGTCTTGGGCCGCGTGGCGACCGTCTGCGAGCCAGCAAGCCCGAAACCCGGCATCAGGTCGGTGGTGCCTGTCAATGTCATTCGCAGCGGCAGGATGCCCGGCAGACCAGAAAGGTCCGGACCGCTGGTATCACCATCCAGCGCCACCCAGGCCCCGTTCACCTGCACCTCGATATCCGTGCGACAGGCAGGTG